GAATATTGCAGCGTGACGGTCGCAACCCATGTTCCAGTGATGATGATGGCAAACTGGCGCGCTGTGCCGGTGCCGGTCACGCGGATCGGATTTGAAAACTGGTTCGCGCCCGTTAATGTGACGGTTTCGCTCTGCCCGCTTTGGGTCAACCGGAACAGCGCGCCGACATGCCCCGATGCAAACAGCGAAGCAGATGCGGTCAGCGTGATATCGCCCGACGTGTTCGATGGCGTGATCGTGATAGCGCCGACATTCTGGACGCGAAATGGCCCGTCATCGGACTGATGCGTGACGACAGACCAGCTATCGACCGCGCGACGTTCGATCTGCTTCTGGCGCTGTCCATCGCAGGCCACGAAAATGATATCGCCGGACTGGTCCCAGCGCAGTGCCCGCAGATCGTTTGCCGTCCATGTCGTCGCAAGGTTCATTGCGCCGGCAGAGGCGACATTGATCGAAGTGACGTACGACCCGTATGCGGTATAGGAAAACAGGTCGATGTAGAAATTGCCGGTGGGTGTGAAGGCAAGGCTGTGCGATCCGCTTGCGAGCGTCGCTTCCGAGACATATTCGTCGCCGCCAGCCGTTGAACCAACGCGAATGAGAACCGGCCCGCGCTCGATCACAATGTCGAGAGCATGGCGGACCCCAACCTCGTTCACCGTAACCTCCTGCCGACGCTTGGCGGAGGTGTTAACGGCCCCAACAAGCGACATATAGCCACCCGATGCCCAAGCAGATGTCGAGCCAGCGCCGTCGAGGTCAGTCCATCCGCTTAGATCGACATCGAAATTCCCGTTGAACACGGATGCAGTGACTGCGGGGCGCGTCACCAATGCGTCATTGACCCAGACGCGCATGGCATTGTTGGTCAATTCAATTCGGGCCACATCATCGCGGGAAAAGACGAACGGCATGTTGATCGCCGTGGCATTCGACATTGTCGCGCCGATGTAACCATAGCCCGGGCGCAACATCATTGAGCCCAGCGTTCGAGGCCTCCAATTGGTCTGTGTTTCTGCGGACAGGGCAGTGCGCTTGAAATCGGTACGCGCCAAGGCAAACTTGCTGATGCGCCCGCGATTGAAGGCAAGGAGCGCAGGCTTCATCCGATGAGATTCCCCGTCGGAGTGCGATCGCGCGGTCCAGCATTGCCGCGCCTTGCGTTGGTCCAACTCCCCGGTGGAGCAAAGGCTGTCGGCTTGTTGGACGTGTCGAGGTTCTTGGCGAACTTGCGGTTGATTTCGCGCAGGGACATGGCGTCGCGTACGGCCATCTTGTCTTGGGTGAGATTGCCGACGATCTTCGCTGCGAGTTCGCTCTGAACCAGATCAACGAACGCCTCGGTCCAAAGCGACATGTCAGCGCCGTAGGCTGCCAGATTGGAGATGTAGGACACATAAATGGTGTCGAGATGCGCGTACCAGAACCGGCGCTCATCGGTGTATTGCGTCAGCGGAACCTGACAGAATTCATCCTGAAACACGCCACAGACGCGAACAAGGTCGGTTGGCTGATCGAACGCGCGACGATAGCCAAAGGACGGCGCAACGGACGGGTTGTAATCGATCTGGATTGTGCGCTTGGCAAATGTCCATTCCGCCATTTCAAGGCAGGCTTTGACTGTGCCCGTGGTTGAGCCATCACCCCATTCGTCGTCGAGCAAGCGGCGGCTTTCACGGTTTTCAGTAAGGCTGGACAGTTTGCGCTGCCGACAGATGCGCAGGGCGCCATTGTAGATCGAAAGTTGATCGGTCATCGAAACGCCCTCGCCTCCCTGTGTTCAAATTCCACGCCGGCCATCGGCGCCCACCCAACAACGAGACGGGCGCCGAGACCCATCATCAGGCTGCAATCGTCTTGAGGTGTTCACGCAGCCAGTCATTTGCCGCCTGGCGCTCAAGCAGGCCTTCCTTCATGACCTGTCCGTCGCCCTTGCGGATGACCCGCCAGCGCATGGTCGGATGATGCCTGACTTCATAGCCCGCCATGCGATCATCTTTCGGCGCTTCGACGGCAGGGCCCTTGAGTTCCCAGCGGTAGAGTTCGGTCAATTTGACGAACAGGCCTTCCGCAATGAGAACGGTCAGCAAGGCCTCAAACGAACCATCTTCCGCAATGACGCGGATCCGGTCGTACCTGCGAAGCTGCTTTGCCACATGCTCCCATGTCTCGGGCTTGAGCGCATCGTCGATCGAGTATCCATCGGGCAGGACGTGGCAGTATTCGGTGAATACCTCTTCCGCGCGCATCAGTCTGGTTGGTCTGTTTTTGCTCATTGTCGTCTTCCTTCTTTTTTATGCCGCCAAAAAAAGGCCGCCCAAAAAGGACGGCCTGAAAGTTTGACGACTTGGTTGTGCAGCCCGGTCAGTCGGTGTCCGTCTGCGTGATGGCGGTGCCGTCCGTGATATCGACCGCGCCCGTGGTGGCGGAAGCGCCGTTGACCGTCGCAAGCGAAGTCGTGGGCGTTGCGGTATCGCGGACGATGACGGTATCGCCGTTGCGCATCCCGAGGGCATAGCCGTTCGAGAAATACGCATCGGTGTTGACCGTCGCGATGGGATCGGCACTCTCGTAGTACCAGAGTTTGCCTCCGATGATGCCCTGAGTGATCAGGCGCGGAGGATTGGATGTCACATAAGCCATTGTTCAGTCCTCCTTATTCAGCGACAAATGCCGAGCCATCATGGTTCAGAACCATGACACCCGAGTTCTGGAGCAGCTTGGCACCCATGAACATCGAACAGCGAGCGTAGGAGTAATCCTGCTCGTCGTTGTAGCCCACGGGAGAGCTGATCCCTGCGGTGTTGGCTGCGTGTCCAATCGCGGTCGAATGGTAAACGAAGCACTTCTCAGCAGAGGTGCCGACGCCGGGCAGGTTCGGATGGACAAACCAGTTGATGTTCATCCAGCGATAGAACCCGACCTGGTCCTTCCAGTTTGGAGCGTTGCCGCCGTCCGCTGGCATGACCGAGACATAGTCGGCATTGCTGAATTCGCTTACCTGCATGAGGTATGCGAGGAAGCCCGGCGTGATCGCGCCCCAGATGTTGCCATCGAAGGGAACCGCGTTGTTGCCGAGGATGGCAATGGCGCGAACGATCATCGAAAGACTTGCCGTTGCCGTGGCGCCGGTGTCCTGCGTTGCCGTGTTCAGTTCGGTGATGATGTCGCTATCGATCTTGCGATTGATCACGCCCATCGTGGTCTGCTGCATGATAGCGCGCTGATCGCCTTGCGAAGCGAAGACATTGAAACCGGTCTTGCGGACCAGATCATGCCATTCCTGCAAGGTGGCAACGGGCTGCGAGAGGTTGTCAGCGCGCGCCGGGATAAGACCGTTGACGCCGCGCGTGACGGCCGCTGCCGAGCCGCTGTCTGCAACAAGGAAGATTGCCTGATTGCCCTTGATCACGGCTTCTGTCGTGACTGACTGGCGCATCAGGGATTGACGCTGTTCGAACCCGGCGATGAATTCCTGCCGGTATTGAATCTGAAATGCTGTGTCCGCCATAGCGGCCTCCTTTGGAAATCAGTGGGATTTCGCAGGGAGACCGTTTCTTGGTGGGGGAGCGGGAGGGCCTCGAAAGGCTGCGCTCTCTTGCCACCGTGGCGGGGCTGCTGTTTGCTCACTGGCGGCGGCCGAACCGGGTTGCCAGTCCGACCGCCTATACATTCAACGCGATTCGTTCGTCAAGACTTTGCCGAAGCGCGCTCCTTCATGGTGATGAGGTCACGATATTCGGCTTGCATCTTTGCAGCCATCGGGCCCTTCCAATAGTCCGAATTCCGGTTGCCCATCTTGGTCTCGATTTCAGCAATGCGCGCATCGACCGCTTGAGCGCTGGTCTGACCTTGGCCTGGGACAACCGTGGCAAGCGGGTTTTCTTCCAGCGCTTTGCCGGCAAGCCATTTCAGCACGTCTGCATTGAACCCGAGCGGGCGCCCATCAGCGCCCCTGCCGTGCGTGAATGCGCTCTTGACCGCCTCGGGAAGCGTTTCGAGATAGTTGTGCATGGCATTGAGGTTGCGCTTGTAATCCGCGCCCCATTCCTCGCGCAGGGATTCGATGCTTTCGGATTGCATGACGCGATCGGCATCGGCTTCGGCTGCGGCCTGTTCCTCGACAATCTTGTAATAGGTACTGACAGCCGCATTGACCAAGGCAGGAGGTGCGTTGCTTTCGTGCATCGCGGTAAGGAATTGCTCCACAACCGGCTTGTCTTCGTCGCCAACTGTCAAATCGCCAAGTGCGTCAAAATAGCCCGACGCTTCGTCCGGAATGCCATTGGCCTTGCGATAGGCGGAAACTTCCTCTGGCGTCGCATTCTCGGGCAGCTTGACCAGTTTGGTCTGGGCAAGGGTTTCGCGGTCCTTCTTGGCAGCCTCAAGGAATGCCTTTTCGCTGGTATAGCGCCCAAGGAACCCCATGAGTTTCTTGTCGTCGCCAGCCATCCGCGCGCGCCAGTCATCGCCCTGCTGCTGTTGCTGGTCTCCATCCTTGTTACCCTGATCGCCACCGTCACCCTGATCCTTGGCGCCTTCGTTTCCGGCATCGGCATTGCCGCCATCATCCTGCACATTGATCTTATCGTCGATGATTGTTCCGTCTTCATAATCAGCCATTGTCGTCTTCCTTTTTTAGTTTTTCAGGATCAAGATTGATGAGTTTCACGAGCTGCGTACCGACAAAGCGGCGACCTTCCGCAAAGTCTGTGAGGCTGTGATTGTCCGGTGAAAAGCTGGTCTGATACGTGCCCGCCGCTTGTTCGATGATCCATTTCATCGCCAGCATCTGCTGGTGTTCGCTTGCCTTGCCAGCCGCGACGGCGCGAACGGCATAAAGGTGCTTGTTTTCATACTTGGCGGGTTGGAGTTGAGGGGGAACGCGCCTTGTCGTCATGCAGCCAAGGCCTCAGGTCCGAGTGCCTGCCCAGCCTCGCCAACGGACTTCGCGGCTTCCGCTCCTGCGGTGATGTTCTGGAGCAAGGCCTGGGCTTGTTCCTGCTGGTGATTGTTTTCGATGATCATCTGCGCATCGGTCTCGCTGTTGAGCCATGCTGCGGGCATGCCGGTCGAGGTGAGCGCATCGCGGAACGCCACTTCGAAATTCATGTGGGCCGGGGCATCCGGATAGAGCGAGACGGCTTGCGACAGGATCTGGCTCGCTTCGAAGAACTTGGAGCCCTTCTGGGCCTCGACAGCATCATGCAGCGGAGACTTGAACTTGAACCCGATTTCCTTGCCGCGGAGTGATTGGGGAATATCCTCGACCGAACCGAACGCGCCATGCCGCATCATCAGCGAGAACGTCTTTTCGCACATGGCGCCATTGTCCTCGACCTCAAGCGGTTCGAAGATCGGTGCGGCCTGCCGGATATAGTCCTGCACCCGCTGTCCAACTTCATAGGCTGTCATCTCTGGCCCGTTCTGCGGCATGGTGAGCGTGTTGAGAAAGAACGCCTCGCGAAGGATACCCATGAGCCCGTCGCGCATCTCCATGCCAAACGGGAGGCCGGACTTGTCCTGGGACAATGGGCGGATCGCATCGCCAAGCCGCTCGTCATAATCAGCATCGACCCACGTGATGCCTCCAGCATACAGTGGCACATCGCCCCGCACGACCTGATCTTGCGCGACCATAGGGGGGTTAACGGCCTTCTCGCCAGCCTCAAGCAGGGTGAGGGTCATTGCCTGAATGAGGCGCGCATCGGGAAGCGCACAAACGGTTGCCGGAGAAAAGGCATATTGAGATCCGGAAACGGTCTGCCAGCGCGGGACGGCATACATGTTGTCGGCCTGCCCCTTGATCTCGATCAGGTGTTTGTTCTCGACGTCCATGTAGATCGAGACGAACGGCACCTTGCCCTTGCCCGGATAGGAATCGAACGGGCAAAGTTCGGCCGGGATGACGAGGTGGCGGCAATTGACCTTGGTGAACGGCTTGCGATTGGGTCCGGGCTCAAGCATCCGCTTGACAGTGCCGTGCAACGCATCACCGCCGAATATGCGCTGGAGGTCATAGGCAGTCGGCATCCATTTGCGGTGCATGTTGCCAACCGTGCCGTCTTCATCCTCGGTCCATGCGCAATCGCGCAAATGCCAGCAGCGGTAGAGCAGACCATCGGCATGGCGGTTCAACTCGACGGATTTCACGCATTGCCCGAACGTCGCGATATCGTGATCGCCTTCTTTCGAAGCGCGCTGGAATTGGGAAGAGCGGTGATACATCGCGCGCCGCATGATGCCGGACGCGCGCTCCATCCATGCCTTTGCGGGCTGGTCTTCATCCTCTTCATGCTCGGTCCGCATTGCAAACCAGTCGATGCTTGACGGACGCTGCATGGTCCCGAGACTATTGCCCAGATCGCGGCGAATGGTGAGCGGATAGGACGTCGTCAGATGTGCCGCGAAGTCAGAGCCCAGAGACCGGCTCGCCGTGAAGTCGGCGCGTTCGGGATAGAACTGGTCCGCCATCTCCTGCCACATGGCCATGAGCGCAGTGCGTTTGCCGAACAGTTCATCGCCTTGCTCGATGAGCCACTTGAGATCGCTGCTCATGAACCGAGCCTGTTCGAACGCTGGAGGAGTGAGCCGGTGTAATCGCTCGTGAGGATTGTCGGGCTGCTGCCGAGAGCCGGACGCTGTGGAATGCGCGGATCATTTGCAGCAAGTGGCGTGACGATCGGGCCTTTGCCGTCGGTCGGTGCGGTTGAGGCTGGTGTTGATGCCTTTTTCTTGCCGCCAATGGACGTGCCCAAGATGCCCCCGACGGCAGCTTTCGCCACCTTCCCGATGCCCTTGAAAATTTTCTTCGCCATCTCAGCCTCCCAAGGAATCGGAATTGTCGGTCAGGATGGTCGACGACCGCCCACCACGTTGTATCTGCTGTGCCACCGCTCTCTTGCGCGCTCTCATGATGGCTTCATCATCCGCAATCGGCATCGCAGGCTGGGCAACTGGAGCAGGATCAGCAGCCTTTTTCTTCTTGCCAAGCAAGGCCCCCGCGAGCCCGAAAGTCGCGACATTGAGTATCTTTCTTGACATTAGCTATCTCCGTCTCGCTGCCTGATGGCCCATGACAACCTGTGGCCTGGAGCCGAACTTGCGCGGCGCCATCTTTTCCCATTCAACCATGTCAGTGACGGCTTTCGGCCCTGCCCACCATGCCATGACGACAGCATCGCCCTTGTCCGGCGAGCGCCCGATGCGCTTGACCAGTTTGTCCTTGGGCTCAAGGTGAACGACCATGCCGCCCTTGCCTGCCTTGATTTCGAATGTTGGCGCGGTCAGGTCGGCGCGGAGTTCAGCATCATTCGGCAACTGGATCGGCGAACCCTCTATCTGATGCGGATCCAGAGCCTCGCGAAACCGCCAATAGGCCTCGGTCCTGATATTCGCGAAGCGCAATTGCCCGTCGCGCGTCCGCTTCATCGACTCCTTGACGCCCATGTAACCGATTGCCTCGACGCGGTTGAGCGCGAGATGCTTCAACGCATCGCCACCCCAGCCACCGCCAAGGTCGACGACAACGACAGCATTGTCATGACGGCGCGCCAAGACACGACCGGCGACTTCCGCGCCGCTTGGCGTCTCGTTGCCCGGTACAGCGTCGAGCTGCATGTACCAGCCGTCATAGCGAATGGCGATTGTGGTCTGGTCTGTGCCACCCTGTGCCACGTCGACGCCGATTGCGCACATCGGGACATTGAGTGGACGTGCCTCGGTCCAGCGGTCCTGAGCCTTGCGCACCCATTCGGTCGGGATTGCCTGGTCAAGACCGTCCTGCATGCCTGCCGCAAAATCGCCATATTTGAGCTGCGAGCGGAGAGGTTCGGGTAAGGCATCCAGCTTGGCGCGATACTCAGCAGTGTCTCGAAAGGGATTATCCGAAAGGGCAGCGGGAATGAATGTAAACGATAGTGGGCGCTCGCCAGATTCCGTCATGCTGTTCGGCCCGTCGACCCAATGCGGGTCTCCGTCAATCATATGAGCCCAGCGCAGTTCACCGGGTTTGGCGGCAAGCGGATGATTGGGCTCAAGCCACGGCGCGAACCATTCGGTCATCCAATACCCGTCGGACGATCGCGGAGGGTTGGATGCCAAAACGATGCGACACCTCTGCCCTTCTGGGCCACGATTCCAACCGAAGAGCGACGCCACCTGTTCTTTCAGGAATTCGCCGGCCTCATCGAAACCATAAAGATCGCGTTCGCGTCCGGCGTGCTTCATCCAGTCATCGGGAAGCTGGAGCCCTGCAAGTTTCAGGGATCGCCCGTCTTCCCATTTCCATTCCTTGAGCGTCCCGTTATAACTCGCAGACGTTCCGATGATGGCTTTCCCGGCCTCCTCCAAACCGTCAGTTTGAGAGGCCTCACGGCGGAAAATAATTGAGCGGTAATGCTTCTGGGCGGCGAGCCCCATGAGTAAAAAAGACTTCCCGCCAGAAGCCTGGCCCCCGTAAAGCAACACATCTGCTTTCGAATTATATGCTTGGGTCTGCGGTCCTTCCAGAGGAATAAACCGCATTTTCGCTCTAGCTGGTTTTAGTATCTCGACGAGGCGAGCAGTCGCATCCGGATCAAGTCCATTTAGCTTTTGCTTCACCTCGTCGAGGAGTGACATCCTTAGGCGATCTCAACTGAGAGGAAGTCGAGACGGCAGGAGTTGCCGGCATTTGCAACCGACCATGTCGCGCTGACGCCAATGACCTTTGAGGTCGTCGTGTCGATGGCTGTCGAGGCAAGGATATCATCCTTGATCGTCATTGTGCCCTCAGCCGCCGGAACGCTCTTGTAGGTGCCTCTGCCAACCATCGTGCCGCTTGCCCCGACAGTCCGGATGATCAGGTCATACTCGCCCGAAAACACGTCGTTGTTGGCAACGTCGGTCGCAGCGTGCGAGATCAGCACAGTGCCGGTCAGCCCGCCGATGTAGAGCTTGATCGCCAGCGTGTCGGTCGAGTTGGTTGCGGTCGCGATGCCCTGATACTTGATCTTGATCAGTTGCCCGGGCTGCAGATGCTTTGCCGGGATCGTGCAATACTGGTCGAAGAGGGTTTCTGTGGTCGTGTTCGAGACCGCCGTCGATGCGGCCGTATTGGTGAACACAACCAATGGCACTACGCCCTGGAGACGATCTCCAACGACGAGCCGGTTGCCGGGCGCCAGACCGAGACGGCGTCCGAAGAGTGAAGTGAGAATTGCTGGTGTAGCCATTGTTTGTCTCCGCTTATTTTAGGTGCTTTTTGACATGCGCTTGAAACTCCCGAAGCGCGCGGGATTCACGATTCTTTTGCTTCTGATTTTTCTGCTTCTTCTGTTAAAAGAAACACGATGAGACGAGCCAGATCATCGCCTGCCAATCCAAGCGGCTCTCCATCCTTTCCCGTGTGTTCGTGCCTGTCGGTGAACATCCCAAGATGCTTGCCCATGTTGAGTAGGGCTGAACCCTTGTCCCAAAGTTTAATCTTCGCGGTATGTTCGACTTCGTCACTGTCAGAGCCGGGAACGCGCTTGGTGACGACTTCGATTGCCGAAATACAGCCAGCAGCGTCATCATCCAGATCCTCAACACGTTTGAGAGAGCCGGTTTCGCTGAAAAATTTGCGGATGTCCGAGAACCCTATCTTGGCCATTTCGCCAAGAATTCGCTCTTGGGTGATTTCCAGTTTGCCAGCGATTTTTGAGCGTCCTTCTGCTATCGCAGCCTGAATCTTAGCATCGCTTAACAGTCGCGATCCGGTCACATGAGCAGACTTCGCAGAGTAGCCTGTTCTGATCGCGGCCTGTGTGGCGTTCAGGTCAATCAGGTATTCATCAACAAAGCGCTGTTGCTTGTCAGTGAGCATGGATCACGCAAACCTTACCTTCGTGCCCGGCCTTACATCGAAGTCGTAAGGCGTGTTGGCAGCAATCGGAAAAGTATCGCCGGAGCCTGCAGGATCGCCGTTTGAGGCCGTGGAAAATTCCACCGTGCCAGCAATAGACGAAACAATTGTCACCATGCGCGTCGATTTGTTGAACGCTGTACTGACAGCACCACTCGACAGCGCTTGCTTGGCGAGGAACGGAACGGTGCGGATCGGCGCGAGTGCTTGGCGCGGAAGGACCATTTCAAAAACCTGGCATTCGTTTGCCATCTCAGCCTCCGTTTCCTGAGAGAACTGCCTTGACCTTCGCAGTGATGCTTGAGAGCGAGCCGCTCAGATCAAGACCTGACACATCCGAGAGATGCTTGAGCGCTGCAGCTTCAGCTTCAATCGCCGGACGTCCGACAGTATCGGCATGGGCAGAAGCAGTGCGGTAGGCATCGAGCGCCTTGTGAACATCGGGTGCGGAGATGACGGGCACAGATGCGGCTGCAACAGGCACAGGTTCTTGCTCCGGCCTTGCAGCCGGTTTCGGTCGTTTTGCCATTTCATTTTCCTTTGCGGGAGGCACATGAAAAACCCGCCGAAGCAAGGCTTGGCGGGCGTAAATTCCTCGGTTTTTTGAAGCCGCGCCTTCTCTGGGCGCAGAACCACGATTGGCGTTTAGGTATCAGTTGCGGGCCACTTGTCAAGATTATTTCACGAGAGCCCGGATTGGGCAGCAGCAAGCGATGCTTCGTCAACCACAAGTTCCGCGCGTTCGAGCGCTTCGGGCCAGAGATCAAGCGCTTCGATCAACAGCCTCTTCGCCCGGCGTTTATGCATTCCGTGACGTGCGGCAACAGTCGAGAATGGTAACTGGTCGCCAACGAGCATTTCAAGAACCGCTGAACAGGGTCTGGGAAGCCGTGAACGCCACCAGGAATAGGCAACCTCCATCCTGACCCTGCGAACGGTCTCGATATGTCTCAGCGCTGCGCCAAGGCTTCCGGAGCGCGTCCTGTCCACCCTCGGCTCGTAACCTACGACCCTGACAGCCACGTCGCGCTCGATCTGGTCGAAAACGGTCTTGATTTCCTCGGCAGCGGATAACTGATCCCGATCGATGTAGCCCTTGATGAATAATCGGGTGAGCGGATCCCCACGGCGCGAGGCATGTTCATGGGTCTGGACTGTTCCTTCCGCTTTGTGACCCCATCGCTCGGCAATGGTGAGGCGGGTGTTGCGCATCACGCTTTCGTTAAAAATGGCGGATTTCTGGCGTTCACTAACCATGACGTGAACGATTCTGCTGCCTCCTTCCGATGTTTTGGGTCGGCATCGCCATCATGCGTAAGTCCTTGAAATTTCGGACAGACGTTCCCGTTCTCGCATCACCGATCCATGCTCCTCGCGAACGGCATCATCGAGATATTTGAGCTTGCGGATTGGCTTTCCACGGGAGTTTTCACGCTCGGCAATCCGTGCGGCAACGGTGCAGATCGTGGTATCGACGTCGATCCCTTCGGCCAGCCAAGCCGTCATGATCTGACGGTCGCTCGGGATTTCGGTCATTCGTGCCGCTTTCATGATTTTGGAAAGCGGGCTGTCGAGCGGAACGGCATCCGCTTCGTTTTGAAGACGCGCTTGATCTCCATTTTTTTGGCTTACGTAGTAAGCTTTTTCTGCTTCTGCTTCTGGGGCCGTTACATGCAACGGCTTTGTAACGTTACGTTTCGCCCTGTGCTTCGCAACGCGATCTCTTGAACTATCTGATTTATATTGGTATTCATTCCATTTGTTTGGAGTAAAGCCATTGTCCAAAACCTTGATCAAGCCAACGCTAGACATGCGATCAAGGGCCTTTGATGCATGGTCTAGCCGGGCGCTAAGCAGATGCCTGGTCTGCTCAACCGGAGGAATAATCCCATCGTTCTCAGCTGCGATGCAGAGCAATTTTATCCACCAACGAAAGTCATTGTCGCTAAGCGCCGCGACCTTCGGATCTCGCATCGCATCCGGATAGAGCCTGAACCAACACTTCACAGCAATGCCCCCATCTGGTCTGATCCTCGAACTGCCTGATAGACGGGAAGATACCAGCCCATACGGTCGCCAACGCATCCGTTGCGGCGCTTGGCGCAGAAATATCCGATGCGATTGCGGCAGGCTTCCAGAGACTGCTCATGAAGCGCCTCGTTTCCGGGCTTTGGCTTCGTACGTTCCAGATAATATTCCTCGCGGTGCAGGAAGATGATGGCATCCGCGTCCTGCTCGATCTGGCCACTATCCCTCAGGTCAGAAAGGACCGGAATCTTGTTTTCCCTGCCTTCGACGCCGCGATTCAGCTGGGCAAGGGCAACGATTGCAACACCAGCATCCTTGGCAAGCGCCTTCAATCCGCGACTAATCTCAGAGACCGCTTCGTAGACCGATTTTGACCGCTGATCGGTCTGGAGCAATTGCAGATAGTCGATAATGACGACCTTTAATTCATGGCCCTTTGCTGCCATGCGGCGCTTGTTGCGACGCACGCCAAGCGCGAGGCGCGACATGGTGACGGATCCGGCATCGATGATGTTGAGCGGATAAGTCCTGATCTCATTCTCGGCGCGGATGAGCGCGCGCATTTGGTCATCTGTGATGCGGGCATTGACGATTGCATTGAAGGGAACGCCACGGCCGTTCTGGAAACAATGATCGGAGGCAATCCGCATTCCAAGTTCATCGGCCTTCATTTCAAGGCTGACAAACAGTACGCCCTCGCCTTGCTTCGCCATTCCGCGAGCGGCTGAGCAGGCAACGGCGGTTTTTCCCATGCCGGGACGTGCCGCAACGATTACCAGTTGGCCAGGTTCGAATCCACCGAGCAAATCATCAAGTTCGCTGATTCCGGTCGTAACGCCAACCTTGCCGTCATTGGCCTTGATGGCCTCAATGCGGGCTATAGCTTGTGCAACAGCTTCGCCCGCTGTTGGTTGAGCCCAAGTCTCGCGCCTCTCGATTGCAGCCACAAGCGCGGCGTCGGATCGGTCAATGATCTCGGCAAGCGGTGTTGAGCAGTCAGCAGCCTCATTGGTCGTCACATCTAGCGCATCGATCAGCCGGCGACGCGCGGCGAGATCTAGAATCTGGTCTGCAAATTCCTCGACGGGAACCATTGCCGCCATTCCAGACCCGGTCAGTTTTGCAAGATAGGCAGGGCCTCCGAGTTGGCGCATCGCTTCATCGTTCTGGAAAAGTGGCGCCATTGTGATCGGGCTTGCCGACTTACCAGAAGCCAGTAGCTCCAAAACAGCGTGATATATCCGCCCGTGAATTGCCTCTGCAAAGTCATCCGGGGCCAGTTTGTCAGAAATAAGATAAACCTTGCTGTTGTGCTGCATAATCGCGCCCAGCAAGACGGCTTCTGCCTCTGTGTTTTCCAGCGCGCTGTGAATACCAGCATCTTGGCGTTGCGGCATCATTGGCGCCCATCCCACTGTGCAAAAAGTTCCGAAAATTCGCGGTGAGCCCGCAGCGTTTTTTCGACATGAATCCGGTCTGTCGTCAGCCGCGGATTATCGAGCAACATGGACTGCAACGCGACATAGCGGTCCCACGCCCTGTCCACCGCTTCTCGCGGAGGCTTGAAGGCAACGACGGCGCTCATCCCTCTTCGCCCTGCGCAAGTGCGTTAACGGGCTCTGGAAGGTATTCGTCGCCTTTGCGCTCAAGGCGCTTGCGGCAAGGAGGAATCCAACGAAAGCGAGTGTCATTCTCGCCAGCAAGCCAAATAACCCATGAGTAGGCCGTGGCGCTCGCCGCAGTCGGATCGTAGCGCCCCCTAACCATTGGGACGCGCTCGACGTGCTGGATTACGAAGGCAGGCGGAAACGGCTCGAAGAGTTCTGAATATCGCCCCCCCCCCCTCAGTGAAAGCGCTACGCACAATCATGGCGACGCCGACGCGAGAGGTCCGGATTGCCCGCTCAATAAATTGTTGAGCCAAGCGAAACGGAGGGTTGCAAAACGTCCAATCAACAGGTTCTTGGTCTAATCCGAAAAGATAATCCTGAACCCGATATCCAACTCCGTAATCGTGGACATCACTGGCATCGACGTTCGCAAATATCTCCTGCAAAGGGCGAACCATATAACCCCGATTGGCAGCGGGTTCGCGGCAGGACATCGAACGCTCAATCAGTCCTCGGACAAGCAGCCATTCACAGATTGCTCGCGTTGACCAGGGCGGAGTCGGAAAATCATCAAGCGAATCGTGTGCTTCGACACGGCGCTGCATCACGGCGGTTGAGACGTTCTGCCTCATGCCGCCGCCCCCAATGCTGTCTTCTCGAACGAGGCCACGGCCCAAGGGGCATCGATCTTTTCCATCTTGAGCGTGTGAGCGAGAATGCCGATTGCATCGGCCTGGTTGTCATCATCCGGCCGCAGCCCGAGTTCGCGGCAGCGCGCGATGACGAAATCCTTGAGTTCTCTTCGCCCTGTCCCGCGAGGCATGGAGCCGATGAACATGCGCCGCCATGTCGTCATGTTGACGCTGAAACAGCGCACCGCCTTGGCTTCGCAGAAACTCTCACAATGAGCGGCAAGGCCAATCAGCACCTTCTGGATGTCAGCCGTCGTGCTGCCGGCCGCAGGGCCAAGCAGAAGCGGCTCCTCGTACACGACCAGATCGGGCCTTCCGAGCATGAATTGCTCGTTCAAATTTTTGTGGAGGTTGACGAACGTGCGGCCCATCGACGTGTATTCAGAGCCAAGCTTGACGGTGCCGAACGCGGGACGGTCCTGTCCGGACCGCCACCGCACCCAGCCACAAGCGCGTTTGCTGATGTCGAGGCAAAGCACGTCGGCCATTTAATTTACCAGATGCAGTTCCGCAGAAGCCGCATCAGCGACCGGAATGACCGGAATGTCGCTGTCCGGATCCATGCCCTCCGAAATGTCGACGAGATCGGCGCGAAGCGAAATGCCAAGCGCCTTCATCATACCATTGAGGTCGCGCAGCTTCACGTCACGTTCGGCATCTTCGTTTTTGAGCAGCGAGGCACACATGCGGACCGCCCACGGGTGGACGTGCGCTTCCTTCTTGATCATCTTGTAGGCGTCGGACGCATCCTTCATCGCCCTGCCCTGTTCGGTATTGGCGGGCAGGACATCATTCATGAAAATGCTGGCTGCGTAGGCGTAATCCGGAGGCGTCACGACGCCATTGATCTTTTCTTTCGGCTTTCTCGCCATTGTCGTTTCCTTATGCTTGGGGAATTGATGCAGAGCGAACCGCGCGACGTTTCAAACCCAGCTTGGCCGCATTGTGATGCTTCAACCATTGCCGGTGTTCGAACGTGGAGCGACGCGCCTCAGCCATTCGCTCGATTGCTTCTATGGCCGCGATTTGGCGGTCAGGGATGCCGGGAGGCGCAACGACAAAGACCATCCTCACTCTCCATCATGGGGGTGTTGCCAGCCATCCTGTCCTTCGCCGCTTACCGTGTGATGCTCTTGCAGATACGGCGTTGACGCACCGGAGTACGCAGGACAGGCCTCGAAGCTGCTGCTGGCGCTCAGCTTTTGGGTTCCATCCGCAAGAGTGTTCGAATTCATTGATGCGCAGACCGAGCCAGACGAGCCATTTTCCGGACCGTCGCATTGGCCTTTGGTGTCTCAAGTGCGGCAATTGCGTGAAAGCGGTCTTCGGTCGCAGCGATGTAATCCGCATATTCCTGGCCGCAGTCGCGCAGCTTGGTTCGTAGCGTCTCGGAAGTCTTTCGCTCGGAGGCGAGAGCCGACGCCACTGCCTGCTTCGAAGCCAGCGTCGCCAGCCCGAAGAATCCTAGAAACCCGTTCATGTCACATCTCCGAAAAGGTGGGCGGAGACACGCTGGGAACCGCACCCCCGCCCTTCGCTGGACTCCAATCTGCGGCAGGGTCGCGCTGCGTAGATCGCTCCAGCGAATTCTCGTTAACTATTTTTGGTTCTGCCGAATGCCCGATGACAGGCGTAATGGCGGGATTTGCCGCGCTCATGCTGCGGCCTGCTCGGGTTCCCCGAAAACGTCGGGGCGAAGATCATATCGGGAGATACCGGTTGCCGCCTCAACCTTGAGAACATGTTCGGCTGGAAGCGACTTGCTCTGCTTGATCCATGCCCAGACGGACGGCTGTTTTACGCCGCAAAGACGAGCAAAGGCAGATTGACCACCTACCAGCTCGACCGCGCGTTGAAGTGGAGTGATGCTCATGAAGCGAGCGAGATATAGTAATGCCTATAATCTAGTCAATAGGGAAAACTTTCTTTCGTGCTATAGCTTTTCCGATACCCTGTCGTGCATGACTGTCGGCGACCGAATCAAAGAGCGTTTAGACCGCTTAGGCATCAAACCGACCGAATTGGCTCGGCGTGTTGGCGTCAGCCAGCCGACCATTCACGCACTGATAAATGGCAACGCGCAGGGCTCCAAGCACCTGCACAAGATCGCAGCGGAACTCGGAACATCTCCGGCCTATCTTGCCGGTGAAACCGACGACGACACGCCGGTGTCCTATCCTCCGTCAGCACTGGACGCGCTCTCTGATAAGCTTGATCTTGCGATGATCCCAGAATTTGAAATTGGCTTGTCGATGGGTGGAGGGACCGAGATAGCGGAAGTCCCGCAAATTGGGATTGTTCCCTTTCAACGGGCCTGGTTGCGTTCAATGATGCGCGGCTCATTTGCTGACTTGTTTGTGGCGCGGGGTGATGGCGATTCCATGATGCCCACAATCCTCGACGAAGATTTTGTGCTCGTGGATACGTCTCAACGGTCGATCATGAAGCAGGATCGCATCTGGGCGATTTCCTATGGCGGGCTTGGGATAATCAAACGGGTCCGCGGCCTGCCGAACGGCAAGTATGAAATCAATTCCGATAACCCGAACGTGACTCCGATCTATGCCACCGATGAGGAAATGCACGTCATTGGGCGCGTCATCTGGATCGGCAGGAGAATGTAACATGGAATTGGCCAGCCTCGGTTTCGGCTGCGCTCTCGGCGCCTTTTTCAATTTCGGATTCGCGATCCTGTTCGCAATTTACGGAGTGAGCCCTTGGTGGCTGCTGGCGG